CGGGAACTTCAGCTTCTCACCCCAGACCTCCAAGCTATGCCTTCTCTCGTCAGCGTGTGCCAGCCTAGACAGCACAAGAGTATCTGTCTGCTTGTTGGCTGGTATCTTCACACCCCACACTGCTTCCAGAACAGGAGCGTCAAAGCCTATGATGTTGTGTCCTACTACTTCGTCAGCATTGTCGATGACTTCCTGAAGACCTATGTTATCAGTGAACATCGTACTGCCTTGATCGTCCTGCACACCACAACACCAGATAACATTGTGTGCCATGTTAGTTTCAATGTCTAAATAGATCGTCTTCTTCATCGTACTCATGCAGTAATGTCTCCTCCTCGTCTGCTATGTCTCGCAAGTCCTCACGATCTATAGTGGCGACATCATCTATTATGTAACGGTAACAGTTATTGCAAAGGTCTATAAATTCGAGAGTCTCTGCCGACTTCCTTGTCGCCTCGTAGTCCGTTAGTAAAGCATCACAAGCCCTACATCTCATTGTCCTGTAATTTTCCCAGCAATTATCTTACCGCACCTTGCACAGATGAACTCATCGTCTGGTGTGTACATCAGATTCATATTGTCGTGGAAGCCTAGAAAACATTTGATCTTACCTATCAGCTTTAGCACTGTCTATCTCCTTAATCTCTGAAAGTCTACCTGTTATTGCATCATAGTGCAGGTTACAACACGGGCCTGTTAAGCCGCTAAACCTGTTCTTCAGTACCCTGACCTTGGTTGTGTTACGCTCAAACACATCGTCAGCCTGAGCATTTCTCTCCAAGCCTAGCACAATATCACTTAGCTGTGCTATAGCACCAGAACCCCTGAGCTGTGACAAACTAACCACTGCTCCCTCCTCATGCCCCTTGCTGTCTGGTCTTTTCAGGTGACTGACAGCGAACACAGCACAGCCTGTCTCTTCTACCAGAGTCCTGAGCTTAGTCATTACTTCATCCAGAGCCTTGCGTTCATCACCGTTAGCCTGACTGGAGACAATCATGGTGATGTGGTCGAGGATTATGTACTTGCAGTCCAGTGCCTTCGCCATGTGTCTGATACGTGCCATGACGTTATCGACTCCCAGGCTACCCCAGTGGTCAAAGAAGTGGAACCTCCCTGATGCCATAGTCTCATCGAATGCTTCCTTCCTCTCTTGCTTAGTTGCTTTAACGTCAGGCAAGTGTAGTGGTTTGTTGGCTGACAAGGACATCATAGACTCTACTGTCTTGCGTGTAGATTCCTCAAGCATGAGCATACCTATGTTGTCTTCGGTGTTCTTCATGATGTGATAGGTAATCTCCCGAAGGAACTGTGACTTACCTAGTCCAGAGCCAGCAGTGATGGTGATTAGCTCACTGAGCCTGATGCCGTAGGTCAGCTCATTGATACCAGCGTAGGGATACTGTAGCTCTGCCCCTTTCAAGGGCTTCGAGACTTCGTTCCACAGACTAGCACCGTTGATGATACCGTCAGGCACATACTTTTCTGCGCCCCACCAGACAGTGTTGAACTCCTGCTTGTTGTCTGCGACAAGATAATCACAGGCATCCTTCATGCCTTTCAGGTGCTTGATAACCTTCGCCTTACCACCGAACAGCTCTGCCACTTCCTTTGCAGCTCGCTGTCCCGGCTCGTCTGCGTCAAAGCAGATGACGATGTTGTCAAAGGAGTCGAGATACTCGTAGTTAGCTTTGCAGTCCTTCAATGCGCCACTAGCACCAGACCTGACTGACACAGCAGGGTACTTACTGCCTGTCATCTGGTACACAGCACACGCATCGAACTCACCTTCGGTTATGGTGATGGACTTGGCACAGCCAGCCGCGAACAGTTGCTGACCAAACATCAGCGTCTTCTGAAAGTCTCCTGATGTGTGGAACTTCTTATCGTGGTGACGTACCTTGGCGGCAATGGGCACAAGGTCTGAGTCCTCACCGTAGTAGGCAAAGTAGATTCTCTCAGGTGTACTCAGGACACCGTACATCTTCGCGGTTGCTACAGTCAGCTTGCGCTCAGTGATGCCAGAGTAGTCTCCAGTGGTCAGTAGATTCTGGATGTCAGTGAAGGGTTGTTTAGGTATCCCTTCCTTCTCTGCCTTCGGTAACACCACTGCTGGAGCATCATCACTCGCTTTGTGGTAAGTCTCACACGAGAAGCAATAGCTCCCTCCATCATCGTAGTATGTCTTTGCATCCGATGAACCGCAGTCATCGCATGGTTGGTGTGCTAATTGAATACTCACTCAGTCCTCCTCAATTTGTTTCAGCGTGGGCTGTACTGAGTAGTCCTGCCGGACATACTTGTGCCACTCCGCTTGCTCTAAGTAGAGCTGGCGTAAGTCTACACCAGATACCTTGTACAAGTCCACAGCCCTGTCAATGGTACACAACCCATTGCGGACATCAGCACAAGCCTGGCTCAAACGTACTATGTACTCACTCATCGGTGTTTCATACAGTTTTTCTATCACTTGACTACCTCCAGTTTCCATGCTACCCTCTCTAACTACATAGTTTTTCATTAAAGGGTTTGCTGTTGTATGTTGTCTCTGAGTTCTCAGAGTAAACTATAAAGTTACTATTAAGTACAACCTCATACCCCTCACAGTCAGCTTCCTTTCTCAGCTCTATCACTCCATGTCCTGTGTACACCAGACAGTGTGGCTCACCAGTAGTCCTGTGAGCCTCTCTGAGTGCGCTGACGGCTTCTTCTTTCGTTCGTAGTACCACCCTATACCTCCTTCTTCAAAGCTCTCACAGGCTCAACCAGAGGCTCTGAGAGGGGTTGCAATGCTTTCAAGGGCTGTGTCCGTACCACTCTGCACCGGGACATATCAACCAGCCCTTCCATTTGTTCACATACTTCCGTGTAGGTCATGTCGGTAAACTTGAAGCCATAGCCTTGCCAGTCCAGCTCCCAGTCTGCCCTCATCTCTTTAGTTTTCATCTTTCCTCCTACTTAACTGCTTGATTTATCAATGCTTTCAATGCTTTGTGGACTTCTGCCATAGCATCTACCTCACCTCTCAGCATCTCATAAGTGTAAAACTTGGCCTCACACTCGTAACATACTCGCGCTCTCTTGCAAGCTCCGCGCATTTTCTTCGAGCTTCTGGAGTCTGTGACGTAGGTCTTCGGCTCACCACATTCAGGACACTGCATCAGTCTTTTCCTTTTGCTTTGCTTTGAAGTTGTGGTAGCTCCTGATTAGAGCTTCCACTTTCTCGTGTTCGGTATAGGTGTTCCACATATCAACATCTTCTGCGTTGCGATAACATCCACAACATATGGGATCGCCTAGTGAAGACGTTGAGCAATAACCTATGCAAGGCGACTTGACTTTCAAAGGTCTTGACTTTTGGTTTGGATCAATGACTATGCGCATGACTGTCTCCATCAAAGTAGTTTTTGTAGGCATCGGACATCAAGTGCTTCATGCCTAGCAGTCTTCTCGCTTCNGCGATACCTTTAACGGTAAGCTGATAGGTAGGAGAGCCAGCGTACTTTTGTCCGTTGTCATGCCGCACCAGAAACTTTTTGCGTACTAACTGACTGAACACACTGCTCAGGCTTGCGGCTTGGTTTGACACGCCTTTGTAGTAGTCATCAAAGAAAGGCTTGTTCATTTCCAGCCAATCTCTGACAGAAAAGTCAGAATTGTCGGGGTTCGTTTCAGCCAGCACTAGCAATATTTCGTCCGGTTGGCTGACAGTGTGCTTTATGTATCGACTGCACTTCGATGGCTTAGTCTCCTGCAAAGGCTTCATAGGCTTCACTGGCTCCGGCTTAACTGACATTGGTATCTTTCTTTTACTGACACCCAGCTCCGCGATACTCCGAGATGCCTCGTCCAGAACACGCACGATCTCATGCCGTGGTGCGGTGCACTCTACTTCTGCTATGGCTTTGCCTACTTCCACAAGTAGACATTTCAGGATTGTGTCGTTCATCATTTTGTTTTCTCCTCAAGGGTTTTTATGTATTGATTGTGGTTTTCCAGCACAGCCTGTTTCAGTGTTGGCGGGCTGTCCTGTCTTTGAAGGCGTAGCTCACAGTCACATTGTGGCTCGTAGAGCACAAACCAGTGATCGCCTGTCCCATAGGGATCACGGTCTGCTATCATTGGTGTTTCGCAATACTTACAAATCATTCTCGTTCCTCCTTTTGTTTGTGGAATGCCCACGTTACACATCATATGGTACAAAGTCAATTAAAAAGACACCATTTCCACGAGCGCATAGGCATACAGCACGATGCACACTGTGGCGGGTATGCAGAATATGATTAAATCACGCGTAAAGTTTCTCATGCTACTGCCTCCGATATTCCTAAAAACTCCAGTATGTTATCTGTCGTGTATGGTGCTGTATATCTCTCAAGAAACAGCCGGAACAGCCGTTCCCCTGTCTCACCGTCCCAGTGATTAAGTATCTGCCTCACTTGTGGCTCTTTGATTTCCATTGTTCTACCTCCTCAATCCTGTAATCATCTCTACTGTAGCCAGTCATTCCCGCTTGAGCGCATAGCTCCAAGCAGTCGGCAATCTCCGCCTCTGCCTCCTCTATGCTGGCAAAAACACAAGGCTTGCCTATCGAATCGCGCCAGCAATTCATCCACCCGCAAACAGTTTCCATCAATACTTGATACTTCATAGCTCCTCCCTCTCTAGCTGGAATGTATAGCCTAGCTCTTTGGCTATGCGCACTGCCTGATCTGTTAGCGTTTTAGTACCCGCTAATCGTGCGAGTAGCTTTGAAGTCTGACACACTGGCACTATGCGCACGTTGCCCCAGGCCTGTTCTTTTCTTACTGTTAGTTTGTTTTCCATAGTATTACTCCTCTGTTATAGTGAAATCATTTCAATCAGGGCATAAGCGTAAATCGCTATGCTTATTAGTGCTGGTATACAGAATACGATTAGCTTTTTGGTCATTGTTTTATCCTCTGCAATCTATTGTTAATTCCATATTGTCGTCAGTGTAATAGGTGTAAACCCAGTCCATGCAATCCTGTAAGCCTTTCCTGTATCCACTGATATGGTTGTTAACGTGGATTACCCATTGATCTTTTAAGCCTACGTGGTCTGTATAGGTACTCTGTTTTACTTTCATTATGTTTATTTTAGTCATTGCTATTGTCCTCTACTTTCTTCGCCATATCATTCAGTAAATCGTATACCTCAGCACTTTGGCGCCCGTCCTCACGTTCTGACTCGATACTTGTCATACCGGGATTAAATACTTCACCCAATGCGCATAAGGCCGCATAGCTTTTTGATGTCATGCCGTCATGCCATTCAGTAAAATGCCAGTAAGCCCCGACAATTAAGTCAGGCAGTGAACAATAACCACCTTCGCCTATGTACCATATGTCCTCTGTTTCACCATCATGCCTCATGATTTCGTTTGATAGTGATATAAGACAATCTTGCAATCGTTCATAATCCAATGGTGGATTTATAGTACATACTGTTTTTTCTGCAAGGTTAAATAAGCTTTTTATGTTTTTCATTTTGTTATCCTTCCTTCGTCTTTCTTTATTATCGTAAACAATCCACAGTAATCGCCTTTCTTGTCTATGTCCACAGCGTGCCAGTAATTACCCGTAGGACATTCTTTTAGATAGCAGGGAAGCCATTCTATGTCCCATCCAGCAATCCCCACGTTGAATACTCTTTCGCCTTTTATATAGCCAATTGGTGCTGTTATACCCATGATTAATCCTCCTCTCCGGCCTCTTTAAGTATACGTATACATTCACTGCATTTAATGCGTTCATTTGCCCATCCATCCAAGTCAGGCACGTGTGGCAGGTGGCAATTTTTCTGGTCTGGTGATAATACAGTGTCACAGATTGGATGTCCTGCCCATGCGCCAGTAGCTGCTATGTGATCGAATGCTTTCTTTGTCATTGTGTTATTCTCCTCTGTTTTACAGTATTGGTTGGCGATTCAGTCTAACAATTACGCTATCGGGATCAAGTCCCATGCTCTTTGCTAATTGTAGTTTAATGCTTGCCAATTCCGGTGTACTCGGTTGATACGGTTTCTCCCTGGCAAACCGGCACAATTTGACCCAGCTAATGTACTTCTTTTCGTTGTTTTCTGTGATCTCAAAATCTATAAAGTTTAACATTGTTAGTTCTCCTGTTTATATATTAACTGCATTGATTTGCTTGTATTGTTTTTTCATCTTTCGCCCATGTGCGGGATATACAATCACTGGTACTTCTTTTTTCCAGCATTGCCTACAATCACCACATTTTCCCTCTCTTGTGTATGCTTCGCATACTTCGCCAATTACTTCGCCTTCTTCTGCATATTGCACAATCGTGCTAGTATTTTCTCCAGTTATTGTTTCACCGGTAACGCTATCAGAAGAAAACCGTACCACCACATTCGGCAATGATTCCATCTTATTAAATATTCTTTTGAACTTGGGGAACTTATGCATTCTTGTGGGTAACCAGTGAGAAACCCAAGGTGTTTGTTCCATAACTTCCAGAATCTTTTCTGCCAGTTTTACACTGTAAACATCACCGGAATCGAACCACCGGAAATACCTGCTATTGTCCAATGCTTTTACCATATCAGCGACAAAGGCATCACGTTTCCAATCTGCTTTATTGTGCGCTCTAACACCTTTAACATTCTTAAACAAATAATTGCCATCCGTTGCATAGCATCCCTTGCAAGCATCCACCAGATCGCCGTTTTTCTTTTTACTTCCCGGGCAAGTGTCAAGTGCCTGTAGTGACCAACTGAAACATGGCATTTTTGACGGTTCCGATAGTTTAATCATTTGTCTTTGTCCTCTTAAGTACAGTCACCATTAACTGTATGGGCACACTGTATAGACTTACTCTATAGACTGTCAAGCATTTATTTTAATCTTTTTCACACATTGTACATTTTTTGACCAATAGCATTACTGCTTCTACTATATGCCAATTGCCTGTATTGATTGCTGTATTGTTTTCTATAAGGTACTACACAGACTCTCAC